CAGCGGGTGCCGCAGGAGCCATGGGCGCGGTCAGGGCCGTGTCCGATTTGGACACTTTGCTCTCCTCTACCTCCAGCATATGGGTGGCCGCCGCATGAACTTCCTGGTTCTTCATGCAGTGCATCCCGAAGGCTGTCACAGAGGCCAGGGCCTCCAGCGGGGTGGTTCCGGTGATTTTAATTTCAATCATGGTTTTCGTACTCCTTTCTTAGCAGTTGAACATTGTAGAAACTGGCGGCGGCTTGGAAGCCTCGCAGGGTAAGGGCGTCCATCGTGTAGTCTCCAACACCGTACCCATTGAAGAAAAATCCGGGTCTACTGGTGTTCATCTTTCGGGCATGCTCTACGGCATCCCCACCAAACAGCGCCGCGGCCCGGAAATCTGGTACGCAGTTTTCCGTCCCCATCAGTACGGCCTCCTGCTCAAACAGGCCCTTGACCTGCTCCTTATTCAAAGGGCGGTTCATGCTCTCACCCCCTTCCGACTTCCTGCCAGAAAGACCGCCATGGAATCAAGTGTTTTCCGGGGGCACTTCTGCTGATTTAACAAAGCGGTGAGCCGTGCAAAGTTAGGGTATTTCTCCTCGCTGGTCATGCTCTGACCCTCCTCCGCCCCCAGTCTCACAGCATCACGGCGGCCTTGTTCATAAGCCTGGTGTCTCAAGCGCACGACCTTATCAATGCGTCCCTGCACTACGCCAGCAAATTCTCCAAGGCTACGTTCAGCGTCAGAAATTGCCGCCGCCAAGTCTCCAGGGGCCCCCTTGCCCTGCAACCCATCACAATACGCTCCATTCATCGCGCCCAAGATCGCACGATAAGCATCCTCCACCAAAGCGTCTGGATGCAGTTCTTGTCGCATTTCAGCGACCTTTTTTTCTACGTCGATAGGACATTTCATACTTGACAGTCTCCTTCAAGCCCTCTAAAATAAGGGCGGATCAACTTTTCTTTTCCCTTTAGGCCGCTTGGTGTTGCTACACCGGCGGTCTTTTTTCTTGAAAAATTCGCAAGCGGTTGGGAATTTGAAAAGGTGATAAAATTTGTGTCCCTTTGTGCTGGGGGTAGTTCCCCATTCGATAGGCCGCATTTCAAATGCAACCCTTTTGACCTCGTCCATCCTTTTTTCACAGGATCACTCAAAGAAAAGGACTGCGCCGGTCTGTTCCTCGAAAATCTCGCAGTTCGTCAGGCCCATTGCTCTGATTTCACGGTCGCCGTCGGCCAGCTCCACTAGGGCAAGGCAGGCGACGGGCTGCGCTGTCCCTCCGTCATACCCATACATGAGGTTAGAGGGGGCGGGGATAATCTGAATAATCGTTTCGTTCATGGTTCAGTTCTCCTTTTTTTATGTGTGAATTTTTGTGCATTTCCATCCAGTCTTCAAGGCGCTGCGTCACCAGTCAGCCGGAGTGATTAGGGCGATGGCGGCTCTCATTGCGGGTTCTTATAAACTCACCACCTTCATACCCGGCTTGTACTGAAATCTTCTGATCTGAACGACTTCCGCGCGCTCAACCGGCTTGACCGCTTGAGCCGCCAGATACCTCTCCACTTCGTCCTCTTTGAAACGAATGCACCGCCCAACCCGGTATCCGGGAAGTCCGTTCGGCTTCGTAGTCAGTCGATAAATGGTGTAAATACTGACTCCGAAACGTTCGGCCAGATCCTGGGCCGTCAGCATTGATTTTTGGTTCATAGTGACTCCGCCCTTCTTATCCCATAAAGCCTGTTCTGCAATGCTCATTCCTTCTTGTAGACAACCGCATAGTTCTTCCCGTTGACCGTGATCGGGCTGGGCCTGCCGTGCGCCTCAATCCATGCCCGCACCTTCTCGACCACGCTTTCGGTATACTGGTAATCTACGCCGTCGTGCCCGTTGTTGCAGTAGGGAAGCCGTTCGCGCTCGTCCTCCGAGATATCCAGCGTGGAGATAATCGCACCAATGGCCTGGGCATGGGGCACCTTGCCGCCGGATGCCTTGGAGTAGACGCCCAGCTTTTCGGCAATAGCGCCTTTATCATAGGTCTGCTTCATATTTTGGAAGGCCATGCGGGGGAGGTGAATCCCATCCTCGGAATAGAAATCGCTGAGAGCCATTGCCTGATACTCTGGCTTGGTGCCCGCCCGGTCGTAGAGCTTTTGAAGGAAACTCGCCGCCCGGTTCTTGGCGTTGAGCAGCATCGCCGTGGCCCGTTTGTCGGCGGCGGCCAGCTCCTCCGGGGTCTTACCGTTCTTTGCGGTCTTTCCGCCGATAGCGGCCTTCTCGCGCTCCTCCATGATGTTGAAGCGGGTTACATACAGGGCAGTGAACTTCGTCCCCTTCTCGCCGGTGAGCTTGTTGGCGATGAACTCACAACCCTTCTTGGTAACGAGGAAGCAAGGGAGTTCCCGACCGGTGCTATCGGTATAAGTACTGGGGATGAAAAATTCGCTCGGCTCAATTTTGAGCTCAGCCGCACTCAGCCCAACTTTGGGCTCAGTGCCCTGTTTCATGTTTTCGATATACCCATTGATGTCTCGAAGAAGATGCCTGTGCTGTTTGCCTACCATCTCAGCCACTTCGCGGCTGTCCAGGGTTTCCGCTTCTGCGGGGTTGTAGTTCTTGATGTCGTCCATGATGTTCTCCTTTCCAAATAGTCCAGTTTATTACCCTTCTGATTTGGTATTCTGACTCTGCATAGAAATGATTTGTGCAAGCGCGCCCTTAAATCGCCCGGCGGCCCCATTCCAACCGTTGCGCCACCCACTGTCTCGTGCTAAAATCAAATTGGCAAGCCAGATGGGAGGTGAAACTTTGAAAACAGATAAAGAACTTGCTGTGGAGCTTATGGGTAATTATCTTCGGGCCGTTTATTCTCAGGAAAAAATGAAGGCCCTTGACCCAGAAGGCTTTAAGAAAATTTTGAACGCCTGCTATGACGCCGTTAAGTCTCTCCCAACTGAGTAAGCGGGTCTCGCACTTCTTTCAGTCGGTCGGCTATCTCACACATAGCCGCTGACAGCTCCTCCAGATTCTCCGGCTTGCTTTCCGAAACCTCGGCCAGTAGCTCCAACTGCTTGCCGAGGATTTCTTTTACCTTTGTGCTGCCCATCAGGTTCACCCCCTTTCTTACTCACCGTCCGGTTTATCGGACTTGCTCTGTGGTATTCTGGCGCTGATCAGAAACAAGTCTTCCAAGAGCGGCGTTCAGCTTTTCCTCCGCGCCCTTTGGCTCCTTGTGTCCGTTAAGTACAACACTGAGATACTTTGGGTTCCAGCCGACCTCAGCGGCAAGCTGCTTGGCCGTGACTCCGGCCAGGTGCATCTTGCCCAGCAGGTCAGCAGTCCACTTTGCAGGCATACCATTGTCACCTTCTTTCTGTTTTGGTAGAATAGCCTCGTAAGGAGGCGTAAAAATGGAAAACGAATTAGTTAGCATTTTGTCTGTTCAAGTATCTATCATTGCTTCGGTGGTATCCATTATCGCAGTTACAATTTGCTCGGTTATTTCAGCTGTAATAACTCAGCGAGGGGCTAAGAGCACAAAACAAACCGAGCTGATTTTCCATGAAATGATTACCGCCTATTATGATTTGCTGCGTGCTGGAGGTGAGTTTTCCGATGTAACCAGTCAAGAGCAAGTCACAAGATTTACAGATGCCTATACACGCGCATTGCTCTTTGCAACCCCAAAGACCAAAGAGTTAATACAGGAATACAGAGACAGCATCACAAAAATATCGGTGTTGAAACTAAATCCGCCTGAGGATTTTATGGAACAGGTTCGCCAACACGAAGATCTGTCTACTGATTTAGTCAACGCTATGCAAAAGGATTTACGAAAGTAAATCGTGGAACATAACAACCAGCAACACAACAGCTAGGACCAAGGCCGGGGCGGCAATCAGCCATGACTTATTGCTCTCCGGGTCTTCTTTTATTAGGTGACACGCTATCAAAGCAGCAACCATAAACGCTAATGACATGACTAGATAAATCAGTAAACGAACTGTTATCAACTCATACACCCCCCTTCCCTCGTTGTTTCTCTAATACTGTCCCCTAGATTTAGACCACCTCCAAAACTTTGCCTTGCTTTTTGGGCAAGGATACGAAAGTTAGTTTTTTGAGATATTGCAGTTGACTTTGGTTAGCTATCAGGGTACAATATAAGTGCCAGCAAACATTGCACCACTGATAACTGCCAAAGTTTGAACCCCCCCTCAAAAATAACTTGGGTAAGTTCACATCTATATGATATCTTACTTAGGTTAGATTGTCAATGGGTTTTTCTAACTTCGGTTAGTTTTGGCGTTGTCACCAAAAACCGGAGGTAGTAATTATGTTTTTTGACATATTCAAATTGCTATGCGAGAAAAAAGGAGTTAGCCCCAAAAAGGCAACAGAAGATATTGGACTTAGTAACTCAATTACAACTAAATGGAAAAAAACAGGAGCAACTCCGAAAGGTGACACACTCCAGAGGATCGCCGACTATTTCGGCGTCACCACCGATTACCTCCTGACTGGAGAAGAAACAAAAAAAGCGCCCACCCAGGATGGTGAGCGCGGCATTGACGAGCAAAATCTAAAAGTCGCTTTTTTCCGTGGAGCAGACCCCACATTGACGGACGAGGAGATAGATGATATGTGGGATGATGCAAAAGACCTGAGAGACCTTTTGATAATGAAAAAAAGGCGGGAACGCGATGGCAAGTGAGCTGTACGACCTGTATGGAGAAGCCGACAAAGACGGTATAGCTGTTTTTTGGCTTCCCATGAAAGTAGACCAATCTATGGCGATTCAGACGGAAGATGGTTGCTGTGCTATTGGGATAGACCCGTGGAAGATGGACACGGTTGCGAAGGAAAAAGTCTCTCTGGGGCATGAGCTGGGTCATTGTAAAACTGGGAGTTTCTATAACCCGTTTGCTAAATTGGATGTGAGACGCAAGCATGAGAACCGAGCCGACAAATGGGAGATAAAGCGGCTTATTCCTGTGGATGACCTAGACGAAGCCGTGGCTGATGGACATACAGATCTGTGGGATTTGGCTGAATATTTTGGTGTGACTGAGGACTTCATGCGCAAAGCCGTCTGCTGGTACACGCATGGGAATCTTGCGACGGAGCTATATTTCTAGGGGGGTTTACACATGTTAGGCGAAAAAGATTTGCAATCCATTCAGACCATGATTGACGCATCCATCCGGGCGTCTGAAAAGCGTATGATTGCCTATTTTGACACGGATGTCATGCCGAAGTTTGACCTGCTGGCGGAGGGCCTGCAAGGCGTGCAGGCAAAGCTCACCCCCATGACCAGAATCGAGGCCATAGAGGACGACGTGGCTCTCTTGAAACAGGTGATCCGCTCCATGAGCAAGGAACTGGCCGAGCTGAAAAAAGCACAGTAAAAAACCACTCCCGGAATACTCCAAGAGCGGCGGCCTTGACAATCGAATACAAGACGGTTTATAATAGGTGTAGAAGGGCGTTGCAACAAGCGGTTAGCCCAGAAAGTGAATCAATTTCTTAAAGAAACCGTCACCGGCCAGGGTGGCGGTTTCTGCGTTTTACGATAATCGTCACCGTGAAGGCTCCGATATGTAACGTAATCCGCATGGGCCTCACCCCCTTTCGGGAGGTGTGGCTAACCGCCTGCCGTTGTGCAACGCCAAAAATAGGATAGCATATCGTTTGACAAAAAGCAAGAGAAACCGCCCCCGGTGCTACCAACACCAGGGACGGCTCACATAGAGGGTGATAAGGTTTGACAGGCCCATATCACCCTCTCATATTATCATACTTGTGGGAGGGATTCAAGATGGCAAGACGCCCCGAGTTCTATTTTGATGAAAAGACCGGGTACTACCGTAAACGGGTCAAGCTGCAAAGCGGTGCCTACAAAGACGTTCGCGCCAAGAGTAAAGAGGAACTGCGGGCCAAGCTCTACGACCTGGAGACTGCCCAGCGGATGGGGGTCATCTTGGATGACAAAACGACCGTTGCCCAGCTTCTGGCACAGTGGTATACGAACCGGAAGGATGGGCTTTCCTACTCTCGCCGACGGGACTACGTGAACGCCATCAACAACCACATCTGCCCCATCATCGGAGGGTATAGGTTAAGGTCCGTCAAGCCGGAGGACTGTCAGCGTGTCATGGCGGCCCTTGCCAGCAAGTCAAACTCTCTCCAAACCAAGGTGCTGGGCGTCATGAACATGGGGTTTGACTGCGCGGTGGAAAATGGCTTGATTTTCCGTTCGCCCTGTGCCAAAATAAAGGCGGGTGGTGTCCCCACCGAGGAGAAGGTGCCGCTGACACCCGAGCAATGCGCCGCTCTGGAGGATGCCACAAAGGGCACCCGCGCTTATCTCTTCGTGCTGATCGGCCTTTACACCGGCCTACGGCGAGAGGAGATCTGTGGCCTGCGCTGGAGCGACTTGGATCTCAATGCCGCCGCCCCCCACCTCACCGTAAACAACGCGGTGCGCTTTGACGGTGGAAAGGGTATCTTCCCCTCCCCGCTCAAAACGAAAGCGGCTCACCGTACCATTCCTCTGCCCAGCAAGCTGGCGGACGCTCTTCGCGCTGCAAAGTCCAAGAGTAATAGCGTCTTCGTCGTTCCCGCAAAAAATGGTTCAAATGCTAGTCTCCAGACTGTACGTAATCTCATGGCAATTATCGGGCGGCGCACAGTCAAAGCTTCAGCGGCCACCTCTGAGAAAGAGGCTAAAAAGCGCGGCCCACAAATCCAGCAGACGCTGGACTTCAAGGTGACTCCGCACTTGCTTCGCCATACTTATATCACACGTCTTTGCCAGTCCGGCATGGACATCAAGAAGATACAGTATCTTGCCGGGCACAGCGATATAAAGGTCACTCTCGGCATCTATAGCCACGTGGTCGGCAACACACCTGGTGAGCTGATAGGAGCTGTGGAAAATGCCTTTTCGGGGCAAACTTCGGGGCAAACCGAAAAATGTCAACAGGAGAAAGTGCTAAGTATCAATGGATAGCCGGGTTTTGTTTTTCTTGCTTCACACGCAAGGGGTCACAGATTCGAGTTCTGTCGTCTCCACCAAAACGCCCGGTTGTAGGGCGAAAGAAGAAATCCATGGAATCCTTGATATCGCA